TTTTACATTCAATGTTCTGCCAATCTTCCCAACTGCTGGTGGAGCTGCTCCGGGAGCACTCACCGACACTTGGACGATGACAGTTGTTGGACAACCAGCAGAAAGCTTTACCTAAGAGATCGGAGCATCGGGAGCTATGAAGTCGCAAATAAAAATTGAATATAACTCGGGCGAGGAAGCAACTTATATTGCCCAACCGCCCGAGTATGCCAAATGGGAGAAAGCAACTGGCAAGACGATTGGCGAATTAGGCGGTGTCTGGGACATTATGTTTTTGGCATATAACGCAATGAAACGCGAAGCGGCTGGCAAGCCAGTTAAATCTTTCGAAGTATGGATGGAGACAGTTGCAGATATCGATGTGGTGAATGAAAACCCAAAAGCCACACCGCTGGAAGCCTAAACTATCTTCTAACGCTTCTGGCAATTGAGACGCGGATTCCTAAACAATATTGGGATGATGCCGAAGATGTCTTGACGGCCTTGGAAATACTAAAGGAGAGAAATGGTGGCAAGTGATCCGATTACTTATGATCGTAGCGAGCTACGCGGTATTCTCAGCGCCTTTAAAGCAATGGATGAGCAAGCAATCCAAGAAGCTAGAACGGAAAGTAGCGCCCTTGCAACCTACGCAGCCAATCAAATCAAAGTCACCGCGCTCGGACGAACAGTATCGGGTTCTGGTGTTCGCAGAGTTGCCGAAGGTGTCCGCATTAGCAAATCATCCAAGATTGGCGAATTATCTTACGGATTTGCATCTCAAAGGTTTTCTGGTGGCGCAACGACGCAAAAGCTCTGGGCAGGACTTGAATTTGGAAGTAACCGCTATCGCCAGTTCCCCAGACGCACTCCCAACAGAGGACGCGGCAATTCTGGCTACTTCATCTACCCGACACTTCGCAAGATTCAGCCTGAATTGATTCGCAAATGGGAAGAAGCTTTTGCTGCAATTGTAAAGAAATGGGGATAACAAATGGCTGGTAATAGAACGCTCAAGTTATCCATTCTTGCAGATGTTGATGATTTAAAGAAAAAGCTTGGCCAAGGTGAAAAAGAAGTTGAAGGCTTTGGCAATAAGCTAGGAGAATTTGGAAAAAAAGCTGCTGCCGCTTTTGCCGTTGCCGCTGCAGCCGCCGCTGCTTATGCTGGTAAGTTGCTTATAGATGGCGTTAAAGCAGCTATCGAAGATGAAAAGGCTCAAGTCAAGTTAGCTCAGACTTTAGAGAATACGACTGGCGCTACCAGAGAACAGATAAAAGCGGTAGAGGATCAAATCCTAAAAATGTCTTTGGCTACTGGTGTGGCCGATGACAAACTAAGACCTTCTTTTGAAAAGCTAGTAAGAGCGACTAATGATGTTGAAAAAGCGCAGAAATTACAGACTTTAGCTCTTGATATTGCCGCTGGTTCTGGTAAAGATTTAGAGACAGTAAGCGTAGCTTTAGCCAAAGCTTACGATGGCACTAACACTTCGCTTCAGCGTCTCGGGGTAGGACTTTCCGCTGCTGAATTAAAATCAATGAGTTTTGACGATGTAACTAAATCATTAGCCGAAACCTTTGGCGGCCAAGCTTCGCTTCAAGCAGATACCTTTAGCGGCAAAATGGCAAGGATGCAAGTTGCCTTTGATGAAGCTAAGGAATCCGTTGGCGCTCGATTATTGCCTATCCTAACTCAATTACTAGATGCCTTTAATACCAAAGTTGGCCCAGCAGTTCAAGCAATTCAGGATAAATTAAAACCTTTGACAAAAGCCATTGACGATAATAAAGAAGAATTTACGGCTCTTTGGAATTTCTTGAATAAATATATTGTGCCGATAATGACTGGAGCGCTTAAATCAGCTTTTAGCGGCATAGTAACTGGCATTACGGCGGTGGTAAATATTGTAGGTAAGGCGGTTAATTTCTTTAAAGATCTATATGATGCTTATAAGAAAATTGTCGATTTTGTAAAAAACAATCCGTTAAGTCAATTTCTTGGCAAAATTAATCCTTTTAGCAATTCTAGCTTTCTCACAACAGGCGGAGGCGATGATGATCTTACAGATGATACTGGCGGCGCAAACTTCACTAATCCCTTTTTCCCTAATGTTCCTTTCGTTCCAAGCCAAGCCTATTTAGACGCCGTTGCTAGAACGGAAGAATTAAAAGCTGAAACGGCAGCAATCAGGCAAAGAATTGCAGATAGGAAAGCTGGTGTAACAAATATTTCAGACGCTTCTACTCAAGGTGTCGTTATAAATGTTAATGCTGCTTCTGTTATCGATAGCGAAGGATTTACCAGAGCAGTAATTGATGCCCTTAATGAAAGTCAAGCAAGGACTGGCTCCTTAGATACTCTTGGCGTATGACACTTTGGAATCCTGTTTATCGCGTTAAAGTAAATGGATCAACAGTCACTGGCGCCACTCTAAGCGGATTAACAATTAGCTCGGGGCGAACAGATATCTATCAGCAGCCGATTGCTGGTTACTGCAATTTAAGTCTTATAGAGACAGCTGAATCTGCAGTTCCATATGAAGTAAATGACGCAGTAACAATAGAAGTCCAAGATTCTACTGGCGCTTATGTCAATCTCTTTGGCGGCTTTATTACTGACTTAGGCATTACAGTCCAGACTTCAGGATCAACAGCTACGAGCCAGCAAATTAGAATCGTTGCAGTAGGAGCTTTAGCGCGACTTGCTAGGGCAGTTTATACTGGCAACTTTGCCCATCAATTTGATGGCGACCGCATTGAGGAATTACTTAGCGGCGTATTATTTGACCAATGGAACGAAGTGCCAGCGGCAGAGGCTTGGGATGATTATGACGCAACTACTCAATGGCAAGATGCAGAAAATAGCGGACTAGGCGAGATAGATACCCCGGGCGATTACGAGTTGCACTCTGAGACTGGCCTTAATGACACAGTTTATAATTTAGCTTCTAGATATGCCACAAGCGGACTTGGATATTTATATGAAGATGCCCAAGGCCGCATTGGTTACGCCGATTCGACACACCGAAACCAATACCTTGCTACTAATGGCTATGTTGATCTTGATGGCAATCACGCCATTGGCCCAGCCCTTTCCATAGTCAAGCGCGCTGGCGATGTCCGCAACGCAATTACAGTTGGCTATGGGACTGGCAGCGCATCGGTAACTGATGAGGATGCAGCTTCTATAGCCCTATATGGCCAATTAGCCACCACAATATCGACCACCTTGCGCCATAGTCACGATGCGGCTGACCAAGCAGCCTTCTATTTACTTATTCGAGCTTATCCTCAATTTGCTCTAAGGCAGATAACCTTTACGACTGCAAGTCCAGAGATTGATGATGCCGACCGAGATAGCCTTCTAAATGTATTTATGGGTATGCCATTAAATATTACTAATCTGCCAAGCAATATGACAGATGGCGAGTTCCAAGGATTTGTTGAGGGTTGGACTTGGACTGCAAGTCTTAACCGCCTAGACCTAACGATGAACCTATCGCCTATAGCTTTCAGCCTACAAGCCTTTCGTTGGAACTCAGTCCCAGCGGTAGAGAGTTGGAATACAATAAACCCATTACTGGAATGGTATAACGCTACAATTGTGGCATAGGAGACTAAATGGCAACGACTACTAATTATGGCTGGGACACCCCTGACGATACTGATCTCGTCAAGGATGGCGCAGCTGCAATTCGCACATTGGGAAGCTCAATCGATACAACGACAAAGAACTTAAACCCACAGACTACAACTGGCGCACTTGCTTATAGATCAGCAACTGCCAATGTAAATACTGCTTTGCCTATCGGAACTGCCAATCAAGTATTGCGAGTCAATTCTGGTGGGACAGCTCCTGAATGGGCAACAACTGCAGACCAGACGCCGCTTACAACTAAGGGCGATTTATTTGGATTTGATACCGCTGACGCAAGAATCCCCATTGGAACTAACGGGCATATTCTTACAGCTGACTCCACACAAAGTCTTGGCCTCAAGTGGGCTGCCCCTGCTACTGGTGGAATGACTCAACTAGCGACAGGTTCTATGTCTGGCACTACAACCACAATAACTTCAATTAGCGGCAGTTACAAAAATCTTGAGTTGATTATTCGCGATCCTGCTAATTCTACCAGCGATGGAACACCTGCGGTAAGAATAAATGGTGATACTTCTGGCGTTTATGGCTCGATTACTTTTGTTAGTGCTGGAGCTGATGTAGCAGCAACAGCCACTTCTTTTGGTATGGGCTATCACGAAAATGTTACAGACGGAATTATTAAAATTGTTTTTACTGATTATGCAAATTCATCAACATTCAAAATGATTGAATCTCGCAACTTTAGCAAAAACTCTAGCACTAATATTTATGGTCAAGCTAACTGGGGATTGGCCAGAATTACTAGCGCGATTACTGAAATCAATTTAATTTGGACAGCTGGCCAAACTTGGAACGCTGGAACTTACATACTTTACGGAGTGTCTTAAAATGCCAACAATAAAAATACATAACACAGAAACTGGCGAAGTTATTGAACGAGATATGACTGCCGATGAATTAAGTCAATGGGAAGCGGACAAAACAGAGGCAGAAGCTAAAGCAGAGGCAGAAGCCGAAGCAGCAACTGCCAAGGCAGCCCTGTTAGATCGCCTTGGCATTACTCAAGAAGAAGCAAAACTTCTTCTCGGTTAGCACAATCCCTCAAGACAATGAATAGACTATGTGCAGCGGGTGTTCAGTTACGGGAGCAGATTGATGACGATTATCCTGATAGGGATCGTAAGTCTGATGGCTGGATTGCTGATGCTCGTCACCTCTCTAAAGGCACTTCTGACCATATACCAACAGATGGAATTGTTAGAGCTATAGACATTGATGCAGATTTGAACGCCCACAAAGAAGAAGCTTATGCACTAGTTGAGAAGCTTCGTAAATGCGCCAAGAAGGGTGATAAGCGGATTAAATATATAATCTACGATGGCAAGATTATGAGCCCGATACTGGGTTGGAAGCGGCGTAAATACTCAGGCCCCAATCCTCATCGTTCTCATTTTCATATTAGCTTTACAACTTTGGGAGACAAAGACAGCAGCTACTTTGACCTAGAAGGAGACAAGAATGAGCGACCTAAAAAAGATGGCCGAAAGCTGGGCAAAGACATTCCTAGCGACAGCACTAGCGACCTATCTAGCGGTGGGATT